TAGTCATTTCAACTGATGTTACTTTGGTAATATCCTTGTATCTGACTTGATGCCTATATCTTTCCCACCATTCTTCTCTAATACGTCTTAGAACATCATTTTCAGCGAACTGTAATTGGTCAGCAAAATCAGCTATGCCAAAACCTAAAACATCTGGCTGTATCTTCTGTAAATCTGTATTAGCTACACCAAATTCAGTTGTTGCCATTATTTAGCTTTCTTTTTAGATTTTTTTGATTTCTTAGGAACTTCTGGTTGCCACTCTGGGTCACCTTTAGTTTCAACTACTGGCTCTGCTTTAGGTTTACCATCATATAGTGACCAACCTCTTTCAGTCCAAATCTTTATATTAGGCTCATATTGTATCTTTAATCTTTCAATAATCTCGCCATTTTTATTAATTAATTTAACAGTTTCCATTTTAACCCCATAGATAAAAAGGGAGGTTTCCCTCCCTAGTTAAATTAGTTTGCTAAGCTATCTGCTGTTAACTTAACTCCGTAGCTGTCATGAAGTTCACCTACTCCATAAACTGCTGTGGCTACGATTTCATCTGCTCTTAGTGAAGCATCTCTTTGTGACTCAATTTTAAGGTCTTGCATCATAGCAACTCCTAAAGCGTCTTGTGAGAATACACCACCGATAGAATCATCAGAACCATCAACTGCTACATTTGAACTTTCAAATATTTGTATTCCTGCGATTTGTCCGACAAAACCATTTCTTAAGGCTTCGTTACCTAAATCTGGAATATTAGCTGAACCTGCAAATGTATTTGTTAATGCTTTTTTAACATTAAAGATTTGCTTTGGGTGAAATACACCATAGTAAGTTTGAGGTGCATTGTTTGTTCTTAACTCTGTACCTGCTTCAAATAGGTCTTGAATTGTTAACTCTACACCTGCTCCACCACCTTTTTGTGTTGAAAAGCCAGTAAATAAAGCACACAAATCTGCATCTATTTTTTTAGCTATAGCTTCACCAAACAATCTTCCAATATCTCCTGCAACATTTCTTGATGCTGAATTTCTTGCTAAGTCTGTTAGTGTTGTCATAATTCCAACTTCAGATGCTGTTATAGTAACTGAACTTGGGTTTACTGCTGTATTACTTAAATCTGTTGCTTCGGCTACTGCTGATGCTGATACTGCTGAATAAATCGGTACTTCTACTGACTTACCACCACCAACAATAGTGTAGTTTTTAACAAGATTTCTCATTATTGATTGCTCATTTGCAACAAATAACGCTTCTGCAACTATCTCGGTGTATAGTTCCGAAATGGTTGAACTGGTAGTTTCATTAGACATATTTTAACTCCTTATAAATTTAATGTCATTTAATTATTAACAACAATCGTACTAGGTTTGGAATTTCTAATTTTTCTATATTCAGAATACTTTTTCCTATCCGTTGGATTATTCATATCTAAATCACTCAAATTTAAAGGCTTGTTGAGTTCTGACCTATCCACATTTGACACAGAGCCAGAACCACTAGGGGTAGCACTAACGAAGTGAGGGTTTTGTGTTAAGAACTCTTGAACCAATTCGTCTGTGGATAAAAGTTCACCCATTTTGTTATATCTTGCTAATCCAGATTTATCAAGTATTTCTACATTACCTGATTCATTTAACTTAATATCGCTTTTTAAAAGTTCTACAACTTGGTCTGGATTAATAGCTTTATTTCTTGATGCTGATGATAATAAAGACTTATTTATCTTAATATCTTTTAGCTGATTTTCTAAGTTTGATTTTTCTTTATTAAACTCTTGGGTTCTTGTTTTAAGTATTTCCTCAAACTCACCCTTTTGAATTCTTTGCTTTTCTTCTAGGTCTTTTTGTGTCTTTACAGCATTTACAGCAATATCTAAATCTTCAACACCCAGTTTCTTATACATAGACCCTCTTTCTTTGGCTAATCGTCTTTCAACAATGTTATTAACCTCATCTTGGGTAAATGTATTAGTTGGCTGTTCTTGTACTTGTGTTGCTTCTTCTTGAGTTTCAGCAGTTTGTTCTACTTGATTTTCTTCCATTTAAACCTCCATATTGGTAGTATCTTTATAACATCTTCTTCTTTAATTTTCAATAACATCGTTATTTCTGGGGGTTATTTGTATTTGTGAGATTATTTCTTCTATATCATTTATAAAACTTTGTTCTTCTAAACTTAAATCTAAATATAAAATTCTTATTTTTTCAATATCTGTTTGATTTAATTCCAAACCTTTTTCCTGCAATATTTTTTGTATCAAATCATGTGATAAGGTCATCTTTGATCTCCTGCAATATTTTTAGAAATTCTGGTGCAACTAATTCTTCTTTACCCCTATAGTAAAGCGAGAAATTTTCTACAAACCATTCTCTTGTGTTTGTTGCTCCATAATTAGATGGTGAATGATCGTTTATGTTTCTGACTTTGTTTAATCTTTGTTCTAATGGTAGCCTTACTTGTGTCCAATCTGGTTCTTGTCCAAATGTTGGATTTGTCCTCAAGTCTTTTATTTTGTATTGTTGGTGTACATGATGACCAACTTCGTGATAAACTGTGGCTCTAAATTGATCTACTCTATTTGTTTCAAATTGTTTTGCTGAACTAGGTCTTTTAGATAACCCATCTGCTCTTTTCCAATTTGATACTGGTGCTATAACTCCACCATCTAATTCTTCTGATATTTTTATAAGTTGTCGATTTAAATCCGTTTTTTGTATATCTAATTTACTTAAATCTTCTCGTGCAATATTATATTTTTGGGCATCAAACCCTTTATTTGTATAGTTTCGGACTCCATTAGTTATTTGATTTAATTCAAAGAAATCAGACCTATTATTTACATTAAACTTTTCATAAATATCAAATTGTTTGTCTGTTATGGCTAAACCTTTTTTAGAAATGTTTGAATAATCTTTTTCTAATTTTGCTTTTCTTTTTTCGTCTAACAATGGTTTACCAATATTTTTTGAACCTGCTTTTGCAAAAAATTGAGCCACTCCCATAACTCCATCACCCATATTTGCATTATAACTTCTTTCGTTTTTAGAACCTTTAATGCCTCTTAACATTGGCACATTGAATTTTTTTGTTAATTGTTCTACTTCTGGCATCATAGCTAAAATCATAGACAAATCCTTATCTTCAAGTTTTGCACCAGATACTTTTCCAAAATCTTGTGGTCTTGAACCTCTATAATGCCCAATATTTTTATTTATATATCTATCGTCTTTACTGGCATCACCAAAAACTTTGTTTAATCGCTTTGTGGCTTCGCTTGTTGATAGTATTTGAATAGTTTGTTCTGTTACTCCCTCACGATTTATAGGGGTAAATATATCGGTTTCATCTACAACTGGTGGTGGTGGTGCTTCCTCAACTACTGGTTCATCTGGCACTTCATCTACTGTTTCTTCACCCCATGCAGGGTCTGTGGGTATCCAAGTGTGTCTACACCTATAACCACCCCTGACAATAAAAGGGTCTCCAGTTGACTTTCCCTGCCATGACCTAGTGTTCCACATATCTCTTATTTGTTCTTCTGTAAGTGTCTTATTAAGCATATTTACACAGAATTCACGACTATCTCGGACTAATGTACCAGTATATGTGAAATGATTTAATCCTGCTTCTTTCGCTTTAGCTACTGTAAACTGCCCATGAAACTGCATAACACTATCGTGAGCAATCTGACTGGCATAACGTCTAAGATTATTACCTGCTCTATCACTCGCATACTGTGTATGAAGTTTCCTTACTGCATCTTCTACTTGTGCTTTTTTGGCACTATCAAATTTATTCTCGTTAACAAAATCAACTAATTCATTTATTTCACGAGTATTTGAGGATTTATAAACCCCATTGATATGTGATTTAATATTACTAACCATATCGTTAAATGGTCTACCTGCTATTGTACTTTGGTAAACCTCATCATTAATTACCTTTAAAAATCGTTCTGCAATATCTTCAAATCCACTAAATGATTGGGTTTTTAAAGCATTGATCGTTGCTAAATCTACATCTGTTAGGTTCTTAAACTTTGCAGGAATAGGCATTTTACCAAAAGTATCTAATGTTTCTTTTGCTATTTTATTATAATCATCATTAATTAGTAAATCAGCTTCATTCAAAAATGTAGATTCAATGATG